CGTTGGCGAACGTGCAGGTGCCAATGCTGACAGCCAACGACGAACCTGCGAAGTTGTCTCGGTATCCACCCTCGTCGGTCATCACCGGGCCACGGATCGCGGTGTATCCGCCCTCATCCACGGACGGCGGGATCGGATCGGTCGGCGAGGCGCCATAGCCAGGGGCGTAGTCAGCCGGGACGGGTGCCAGGGCCTCCAGCGTCGCCAGCGAGGCGTTGCCGGTGTCCTGCTTGGCTGCCGTGGCCTGGGCGGTGGCCATGGCAGCGAGGGTGGCCTCGGTGGCGATGGCTGCGATGAGCGTAGCCATGGACGACACCAGGCTGGACAGCGAGGCATTGCCTGTGTCCTGCTTGGCGGCGGTGGCCTGGGCTGCGGCGATCGCGGCGAGGGTCGCCTCGCTGGCCGATCCGCCGGCCGGCAGCCTGTCGCGGACGGCCTGCACGTCGGCCTGGCTGGCGGCCGTGATCGCGTCGCCGGTGGCCGGGTCGGCAGGCACAACGTGCGGGACGTGCGCGCCTGCCAGCTCGGAGGTCCTGGCAACGTAGGTTTCGCCTGTGGCGGTGGCCTGGAGGGTGACGTTATTTGCCATTGGTCACGGCCTCGTTGTTGGACTCGCTCGTCTGGTCCTCGTCCGCGGGCGCATCGTCCCCTTCGCCGTCGATTGGTGCGGGCGGTTGGCCTGGGGCCGAGGCTGGGGCGCTGTCCTGGGTCGGGTCGGGGAGTCCCTGCCCGGCGGCGAACTCCCGATCGCGGGCGGTCTGCTCGGCCTCGTCCTCGTAGTTGAGGCCGAACATGCCGAGAGCCGTGGTCGGGCTGACCCGCGCCTTGGTGACGAGGGTGGCGATGGTGTTCGCGTCCTTCTGGCGGTCGGTCGAATACTTGGGCGGCCGGCTGTATCGGCCGGCCATGACGGTCGGCCAGTCGATGTCGGTGCCGAGGTCGATGTCGCCGCGCGCCTCGGCCTCGCGGATCATCGCCTCGTCCATGATGCGGCTCACCTGGTGCTCGTGCTCGATCCCGTAGGTCTCCGCGGTGCGGTCGGCCTGGTCGAGGCCGGCGCGCGCCGACGACAGGGATGCCTCGCCCATTTCGGCCAGCACCACCTGCCACGGGAAGCCCCACATCGCGGTGAGGCTGCGGTACATGGTGGTCAGGAACTCCTTGAGGTCGGAGCCCTGGAAGTTGCTCTGCATAAACTTCACGTCGGTGGCGCCATACTTGGCGACCAGGATGGACATGGGTCCGAGCACAGCGTTGGGGCCGAGCTTGGCCTTGGCGGTGACGGCGGCTTTCAGCTCCTCCTCGTCGTCGGTGAAGTAGACGATGGGGTGGATGGCCTGCGCGCGCTTGCCGGCGACGTGGGCCTCGACGGTGCCCTGGATCTGGCGCATCAGCAGGAGGGCCGGGGCGAACATCGAGACGCCGCGCAGCATGCCGGGCAGCTTGAGCCCGGTGCGGTGGGTCACCTGCCGCATGCCCGTCTTCTCGTTGTAGATCGGGATGCGCCGCCACTCGCGGCTCTCGATGACGCCGAATGGCCCGACGTTGCCGACCTGGACGTGGATTGCGACCAGGGCCCCGTCCTCGTCCAGCTCGCAACCGCGCTGGAGGCGGTTGTCGTCGGGCCGATCGTCCGGGTTGGTCACCCGGTCGGGGGTGATGATGCGCCAGCAGCCGGCGAGCGAGGCGCCAGGCCGGCCGGGCTTGACCACCCACACGGCCCAGGCGTCGCCCATGACGGTGGCGATCCAGTCCAGGGACCGGTCGAGCTCCAGCCGGGTCAGGGTTCCGCCGGCGTCGAGAGCGGTGCCGTAGGATCCGCGCTCGATGATCCACTCGATCTGGCGGCGCTTGTCCCGCTCGCCGGCGCTGGTGATGACGCCACCCGTCTCCGAATAGCCGGAGCGGAGCATCATGCCGCGCGGCCCGTGCGTCTCGCGGATCTTGGCGTTGACCATCGCCGCGGCGAATGGGTCGTTGCACACCAGGCTGACGCCGCGGGCGGCGAGGGTCTGCCACTCGCAGGACCAGACGTGGGACGGCTCGTTGAGCCAGAGCTGCCAGTCTGCGAACAGGCGGTGATCGGATGCTCCGACGAACTGGCTCATGCGCCCCACTCCACGGGCATCGCGCTGATGCCGCCGGTGCGGGAGGCGTAGGCGAGGCCGGCGCGAACGACTTCGAGGGCCTGCTTGAGCTGCGCCAGGGTGGCGGTGATCGTGCGACCGGCGACCGTGTAGCTGGTGATGGCGCCACGCTGGATGGCTTCATTCCCGGCGGCGAGGGCGATGATCGCGGATAGCTTGGCCTTGGCCTCGACCCAGGTCAGGCCGGCCAGCGCGTTGGCGAGGTCGCCGGTCATTCCGGCGAGGGACAGGTCTTCCGCGGTGATCGTCGCGCCCAGGGCCGCCATGCGCGGATGGTTTGCACGCGCCCTGGACTATGCGAGATCGGGTTTCCGATATGTCGCGGAAAACGACATGGCCGGCCGGGGTGATCACGGCCTGCCGCGCGTCGTTGCTCGTGGTGAGGTTCAAGCGTCGGCGAGGATATGCACGTCCGACTTCGCCGCCTGGAGGAAGCCCTGCTGGTCCAGGTTCTTCGCCCAGGTGGCGGTGACGCCGCAGTCGAGTGCCAATCCCGTCAGGTTGGGAATATTTCTGCGGAATAATCCATCCTCCGTTTTCACGCCAGGTGCGCGCGTTCCTTGCCGGCGTCGGTGCTTTCCTTCTGGCGGTGGCCGCATCGCTCGCATTGCCAGTAGGCGATGGCCCCGTATTCGTCGCGCCGGCGCAGGCGGAGGTGTCCGCACTCCTCGCAGCACATGGCCTCGACCAGTATGCGCCGCTGGCCCTTCTGCCAGGCTGGCGCTTCCGGTTGACTCTTGCCGGTGGCAGACTTGGGCGGCGGTGGCGCCGTGCGCGGCGCCGGCGTGGCCATCGGGCGCGGTGGTCCGTAGCCATCCATCCAGTTGGAGGTCATAGGTTGTACCCGTCCATGAATCCGCCGGCGGTCGGCGTGGTGGTGACGGCGATGACCTCGACCGGCTTGAGCTGGTCGAACTTGAGGACATGGGCGGCGGCGAGCTGCATCTGCTCGCAGTCGAGCCAGTGGGTGTCCTTGCGTTCCTCCTCGCGTCCGGTCGGGGTGATGATGGTGCGCGGCATCCAACGCATCTTGGGGCGGCCGTCGCGGTCGATGACGCGGACCTGGTGCTCGGATCCGAGTGAGGCGAGGTAGGCGTCGGGCACGTCGGCGCAGAGGTGCCAACCGGGGAGGCCGGGCGAGGCCTTGAGGCGGTCGGCGAGCATGGTCTTCCAGGCGTTCGGGTCGGTGTAGAAGTACCGGATGCCGGCGAGGATCTTGCGGCCGTGGGTGGCCTTGCGCGGGTCGCGGGCGAAGCGTTGCTGGATGGGCGAGGACAGGCGCTCGCGGCCGTGGAGGAGGAGGCGGATGTTGGCGCGCGCCTGGGCCCAGCTCTGGATGTCGACGCGCATGTTGCCGTTGGCGGCATCGAGGGCGATGGCGTCGGCCGCGCGCCGGTCGGTGCCGATCGTCCAGACCTTGCGCTCCAGCTGTTCGAGTTCGTCCCATCCGGCGACCTGGCCGCAGTCGATGAGCCAGCTTTCGCCGGCCGGGCCCCAGCCGCGGACGACGTAGGGGAACCAGACGGTGGTGCGCTCGTTGCCCTGCTGGTCGCAGGTGATGAGGATTTTCTGCGCGTCCGCGGGGGCGGTGAAACGCGGGTGCTGGTGGGCGATGACCTCCAGCAGCTTCTTGGGGCTGGGGGCGTCGGCTGATGCGGTGGGGAGCGTCGGCTCGGCCCGCCAGTTGTTGCGGTGGGCGACCCACTCCTCGTCGCTGCCGGCCTGGATACAGGACATTTCCCGCGCGGCGGCTTCGCAGAGGGTGACGAACGGGGAGTAGAGGCTGTGGAGGTGGCCGGTGCGGATGGTCGTCTCGCAGCGGGCATGCTCGCGCAGGCGGTGGCCGTCGTCGAAGTCGGCCCAGGGGGTCCAGAGGCCGTGCGGGTGCTCCTCGTTGAGGACCCATTTGCCGGGGATCCAGCGGTTGCGGCGGCAGGCGTCGGCCACGATGCGGTCGCGTTCGCCGGCGCCGTGCAGCCGTCCGCAGTGGGCGCAGGCCCATCGCGCCAGGCCGGGGCGTCCCTCGGCGTCGCTGACCTTGATGCGTTGGGGTTCCAGGCCCGCCTTCACCGCCTCGGCGAGGGTGTGGGCGTGATCGTCGCGCTCGTCCTCCAGCACCCGCAGCTGGTCCCAGGCGAGCTCCTGGGTGGCGCCGCATTCCAGGCAGTCCACCAGGACGCGCTCGTGGCTGCCGCTGATGAGGCGGCGCCAACCGGGCGCGTCGATCCAGGTCGGGGTGGTGACGCCGAAGGCGAGGCGCCGGCGGCCGAAGGTCTTCTGGCGATCGAGGCCGAGCTCGATGGCATCGCCCTGGCCGTCCACGTCCTTGGGCGCCAGGTCGAACTCGTCCCAGGCCTCGTCGCAGAGCGGGCGCGATCGCAGCTCGGAGGCGATCGAGGAGCTGAGGAAGTAGACCGTGGCGGTGTCAAGGTGCCACCGCTTCTCGGTGATCCGCATCTTGCGCGCGTCGGTTCCGAGCGGCGGCAGGTGCTTGGCGAGCTGCGGCGATTCCTCGAAGAACGGCATCAGGCGTTCGCGCTGCGTCTCGCCCAGGTCCTCCTTGCGGGGGAGGAAGTAGCCGGTGGGGCCGGGCTGCTGGTCGATGAGCCAGCCGAGGATGGCGAGGAGGAGCGAGCGGGTGAGGCCGACCTGGGTGCCCTTCACGACCCATATCTGCTCGGTGAGGTGGGCGTAGGGGTCGCGGTCGCCCATGAATCCGCGGCCGAGCTTGCGGGCGCTGGCGATGTTGAGCCAGTGGCCGACGTAGGGCGTCATTTCGTCGGACCAGGCGCCGGGCCTGGCGCTGTCGCGCGCCGACAGGCGGCCGTGGGTGCGGTTCCAGGTGAGGCAGTCGACCGGCGTCGGCGGCCGGATGGCGCCCATGGCGGCGCGGTAGAGCCAGTGGGCCCGCGGCTCCTCAAGCACGGGCATGGGCATCGCCTTCGCGGGTGGCGAACTTCTCGGCCGCCACCGCCAGGTTGGTCAGCGCGGTGTCGATGATGGCGCGGATGCCGTCGATGGCGTCCTCGGTACGCTGGCTGCGCGCCAATTCGACCGCCCTGGCGGGCATGTCGTGACGGAGGGCGTTGCGGATGTCCTCCATGGCGGAGACGACGACGGCGCGGGCCTCGTCGGCGTCGAGCATCGAGCCCGAGAGGGCGGCGAGCTTGGCGCCGAGGAGCTGCACCTCCTTGTCGAGCTTCTGCTCGCGCAGGTTCGCCGAGGTCTGGCCGCCTTCGCCTGGCCGGCCCTTCTCGCGCTTCTCGATGGCGAACCAGCGCCACAGGTCGGCCTTGTAGATCTGGCCTCGTGTGGGAATCGGGGCGCCGAGGCGCTTCCACTCGTAGATCTGGCGGAGGCCGACCGGCTTGCCGAAGTCCACCGAGAGCTGGTCGGCGCAGGCCTTGCGGTCGGGCCAGGTGTGGTCGCGGTCGCGGTCCTCCAGCAGGAGGCGCCACTCCTCGGGCTTGAGGTTCTGCCCGGCCGCGGCCTTCTTGGCGTACTGCGCGACCAGCGCCCGGCGGATCGTCTCGCCGGGGTCGGGCTTCGCTGGTGGCGGTGTCGCTGGCTTGGACATCAGCCGAAGTAGTCGCCGTGCTCGATGAACCAACCGGCGAACTCGCCGAAGCGCAGGAACTCGACGGCGCGGCCCGGCAGGTTGTTGAGGAGGTTCGGGCTGATCGGCCGCTGGACGCCGCCGAGGGAGAGCTCCTTGGCCACGATCTCGTCGGCGCTGGTGCCGGCGGCGACCTTGCCGGCGAGGGTCAGGCGGCGCATTACCGTGCCGGGGTATCCCATTTCCGGCAGCACCTTGTCGAACACGACGATGGCGCCGCCCGGCCGCAGCTTGGTGACCAGGCGCTTGAGCCAGTCGCCTCGCTCGGCAACGGGCATGAACATGACGACCAGGAACAGCACCGCGAAGTCGAACGGCTCGTAGTCGCAGACCAGGGCGTCGGCGTGGATCACCTCGCCGGGGGCCTTCCATTGCGCCACCATCTGCGCCGAGGATTCGATGCCGATGTACCGGGCCTTCCGGTCGGCCAGCGTGGGGGCGAGGGCGCGGGCGATGTTCCCGGTGGAGGCGCCGATGTCGTACACCAGGCCGCCTTGCGGGATGTAGTGCCGGCCCAGGTGCGCGATGGCGCCGGTGGCCATGTCGTAGAACGGCAGGGTTTCCCTAACATGGCGATCAAATCCACGCGCCACCTTTTCGTCCTCGAAGGTCCGTGAACGTGGGATGTCATCGGCCTTGAGTCGTTCGATCACTTCGTCGGTCACGGGTGGTACTCCTTTATTACAGGATGACGAATCATGCGACCCCCAGCTTGCGGGCGGCGTGCTCGACCGCCGGGGATCCGGCCGCGGCAGCTTCGGCCTGGAGCTTCGCGTGCTCCGCGGCGGTGATCTCGAAGCGGAACTGGCCGATGGTGACCATCGCCGGGCCGGCCGGGGTCTGTTCCGGTGCCGCCTCCTCGTCGGGTTTCGCCGGCGGTGCCGCCTGGGTCAGCTCGCCGAGGTCGTCCATGGCCTTCCGGTAGGCGGCCTCGTTGTGCAGGCCGAGGGCGCGCACGTCGCGGCCGGCCTGGCGGAGGGCTTCGAGCTGCGCCTTGAGGGCATCGTCGCGGAAGCGCCCCTGGTGGCCGTTCAGTTGCAGGCCGAGGGCCGTCTCGTCATGGATCGAGAGCTTGGTGAGGATCGCCGGTGCGGTGGTCGCTCCGGCGGCGAGGAGCGCCTTCATCCGCTGATGGCCGCTGACCAGGACGCGGCGGCCGTCGGTGCGCTCGTTCACCACCAGCACGCCGACTAGGCCGAACCGGCGCAGCGATGCGCGCAGGGCTTCCTCGTCCTCGGCGGTGATCTTGCGCGGGTTGGCGGCGTTCGGCTCGATCGCCGACAGGGGGAAGTCGGGGATGACGGTGGGGGTGGGGATCGGTTCAGCCGAACAGGGATTGCTGTCCATCGGCGGGCTCCGGAGGGGCTGGATTGATGTCGGGGATGCGCGACCAGGCGTGGGCGGTCGGGACGGGGACGGCGGCGATCTTGTGGCGGGCGTACATGGCGCGGGTGTCCTGGTTCGATTCCAGGGCGAGGAACCGGCCGGGGTCGGTGCCGTAGATGGGGAAGATGCGATCCCGCAGCACGCGCTCCTTCCAGTCAGGCGCGCGCAGGTATCGCTCGGGGTTGAAGTGCTTGCCGCTGGGCATCCAGCCCTGGCAGAGGCGCTTGATGTTCGCCATGGTCCGCTCCTCGAGGAAGTCGGGCCGGGCGGTGATGAGCTCCACGGTGTACGGCCGCAGCAGCTCCACGAGCCACTGGCGGTAGGTCTCGCGCTCGACCGGGTAGCCCGGCAGGAAGGGCTTGCCCAGGTCGCGCGAGTTGGCGACCAACGTGAAATTGAGGTCGAGGAGTATGATGGGGCGTGGATGCATGGTTTTCTCCGTGATTCTTCATCATATCACGGGTTGGTGGCCGCAAGCACGATTCCGAGCCTGCGCTCGAAGGCGGCGATGGCTTCCGCGCCCAGGCCCATGCGCGTCCCGTCGGGATAAGGCAGCTCGAACTCGAACAGCAGGGCGGCGCGCAGGGCGACGGGATCCAGCGCGCGAGGGCTCCAGGCCTTGCAGTAGGTGTTGTTGCCGAGGTCGTGGGCCTTGGCGCTCTCGAAACGCTCCAGCGCCAGGTCGCCCATTTCGCGCGGGGTGAAGTAGTGCTGCATCTTGAACTTGCCGTTCAGCTCGCCAATGCGGGTGTTGGGCTCGTAATCGAGGAGGAACCCGGCCTGCTGGGTGCGGAGCTTGTCGAGGCGCTGGGCGCCCTTCGCGTGCTGGATTTGCACGTCGCGGGTGTTCACGGCGCTGATGTAGAGCCGGCTGGTCGGCCCGCACAGGGCGGCGCAAATGGTGATGATATGCTGCCGGTCCTGATGGAACGGCACAGAGTTGAGCACCGCGGGGATGATGACGCTCGAGTAGTGCCGGCCGGTGGCGATGTCGGCCAGCCAGGCGCGGGTCTGCGCCACCGACTTCGCCTTGTCGATCTCGTCCTTCTCGGTCAGGCGGTAGGGCTCGAAGCTGGCGCAGTGGATGCCGGCGGCGCGCAGGTGGTCGCCGTCGGTGCAGTGGCCGCCGCCGAACTCGACCACGCTGGCGCCGTGCTCGCGGACCCAGGCGGTCTTCTGCGCCTCGTTCTTGGCCAGGTCCACCTCGGATCCCTGGACCTTCTCGCCCCACACATGCGCCAGGAAACCGCGGCCGAGCACCGAGCGCAGGCCGACCGATCGGCGGAAGCTGTTGAAGCGCAGATCGTCCGCGTATCGGGTGTGGATGTCGAAGTCCATCGAGAGGAGGTTCAGCAACGCTTCGGAGAGCACGGCCTCCTCGTCGGTGACGAACACGACGGGGACCTCCGTAGCGCGGCGCTCGGCCATCTGCTGGAGCCGGCCCAGGCCGTTCCTAACTCGGCCGTCCCGCGTGGCCACGATGGGCATGACGATGCCGCGGCTGAACATTTCTCGGCTGATGCTGTTGGCGTAGTCCACCCATCGGCCGCGGTTGGCTTCGAGGAGCGGGCGGATCGGGGCCCACTCGGGTGTCAGGCAGCGCCAGGCCTCCGGCGCGTCCAGGTCCTTGTCGGGGACCGCGGCGCAGATGCCGTCCAGGTCCATCGAGCGCAGTCGCTCGGTGATGCTGGTGCTGCTGTCCTTCGTGTCGAAGTCGTTGGTCCCGCGGTTGAACTGGACGTTGATCGCCCGGCGGTCGGCCAGGTCGTAGGGCTGGGTGAAGGCGACCGGGATACGCTTGAACCCCATCCGGGTGGCGACGTGGTGGCGCTGGTGACCAGACAGCAGCTCGCCGGTGGCGTCGGCGAACAGCGGCAGGACGAACCCCAGCTTGCGGAGGGAGAGCTCCACGATGTCGAGCCGGCGCGGGTCGGCCTTGCGCGGGTTGTAGGTCGATGGCCGAACCTCGCCGAGATCCACCAGGCGCGTCGGGGTGAGCGGGATTCTGCTCATGCTGTGATCCTCCGGCGGAGCTCCGCCACGATGTCGTCCTCGTTGAAGCTGATGGCCAGGCGCAGGTCCTCGCGCCACGCCAGGTAGCGATCGCGTGCCACGGGTCGCTGTTCCTCGCCGACGCGCAGCAGCGTGTCGCCAGGTTCCATCACCGACTCGTCGCCCTCCTCGATGTCGATCTGGTGCTCCAGGTCGCGGGTCTGCTTGTCGAGCGCGGCCAGGGCCTCGTCGTACCCGGCCTGGCCGCCCAGCGGGATGTCGGAGATCGCCTCGCCCTGGGCCGCCAGGTCGCGCAGGATCCCTTCGAGGAGCGCCTGGTCGAACTCGCCATGGTGGCCGTTGAGCATCAGGCCCAGCTCGGTTGCGTCGGTGTCGCCGAGCTCCACCACCAGGCACGGCGCGGTGTCCACGCCGGCGCCGAGGAGCACCGCCAGGCGTTGGTGGCCGGCGAGGAGCACCAGGCCGTCGGGCGTCTGGTTCGCCACCAGCACGTCCACCAAGCCGAAGCGCCGCAAGCTGGCCGTCAGGCTCGCCTGGCCGGCCGCGTCGATCTCGCGGGGGTTGTTGGGGTTGACCCGCAGCTCGATGAGCCGCTGGGCGGGGACCAGCCTGGGGCTAGAGCCCTTTTGTTCATTTTCATGCATATTCTGCATAAATCTTCCTTTAGATTAGGGGCACTTCGTGCCCCCAAGCCCCCCACCCAGCAGAGGACCCGGAGGCGCGGGAGCGGGCATTGCGTTCGATCTGGCGCATTATTTTCGCCAGGTGCCAGCAAAGCACGTTCGGGCTCATGCGATCATCCTAGCCACCTGCGCGGCCTGTTCCTGACGCTCCTCGTCGGTGATGCCAGACCTGCGCTGGCGCTCCGCCACTTCGAGCTCGTGCCCAGCGAGGGGCGCCTTGGGCATGAGCCCAGCCGAGCTGTACCGGATGCGCGATGCCGGGTCTGCATCCGCACGCTGCGCTCGAACCAGGCGCCGCTGTCCATCGGGCGCATCCTCGCAGGGGTAGTCCCTGACCATGGCCTCGGCCAGCCTGCGCCCGCGCTCGTAGGCATCGGCCTCCTGCTTGGACGACAGGTGCTTGCGGCGCTTGATCTGCTCGACGTACCCAGCTGGCCCATACGCGGCGGCGTAGATCAGGTCGGTGGTGAAGCTGCGCCAGCATCCAGCGTCCGTGGTGTAGTGCTTCCTGGTTGGTTGAGGTTGCGCCTGTGGCGCCTGGTTGAGATCAGGACGCATTGCTCTCTCCTGCCTGTTCGTCCCGCGTTCCGCCGTCTATCCCCTGTTGGGGCCGCGCCGCCCCATCATTTGTTGGAGCCGCGTCCGGCCGTCCAATATTGGTGTTGGGTTGCTGGAATATGGTCTGCTGCGCTAACCTCTGGACTGCAATCTTACAATATTTCTCGTCCCGTTCGATACCAATAGCCCGCGTCCCCTCCATCCGTGCCGCCAGCAAAGTTGTTCCGCTGCCCACGAATGGGTCAAGGACGATGCCACCGGGGCGGCAGACAAGGCGGCATAGGTAGCGCATGAGGTCCAGCGGCTTGACGGTCGGATGATTATTGTACGCGCCACGGTCGGACTTGCTGGCTTTGGTGCAGTAGAAGAAACGGGCCGCACTCTTGTCGTCCTCGCCGGGGAACTGTCCTGTCACTTCCTCGCTGCCGTCATGGATGAGGTTGGCGGGAAAGCGACCCTTCTGCTCGGGGCGCTCAAACGTCGAGCGCACACCGCCGTGCTGAGTCTTACCAGCAAGCGCACCGCTCTTTGCGATACACGCCTCCTGTGGCGTGGCAGAAGCCTTGTCCGCTTCGGATTGGTAGTCGATACGGCACCCATCCACGTTGATCGCCCCGGTCCCGTGCTGGAGCACGTTCTCTGCCACAGTCCCTATGAGGGGCTTCCTCGCCATCGTGATCGGCTCCAGGGCAGGCTTGAGGGCGGTCCCCCAGCCTTGCCACTGCTTTGCGGCGTCAGTAGCGGGAGCGGTGATGTCCAAAACAATCTGGTTACGATCTTCCCCTTGGCCGGGCGCAACGGCATACTTCGTCCCTGACTGATGCCAGACAACTTCCCGTTCGGCTTCCGCTATGAGCGGAACGTATTTTTCAAGCTCGGGCCAATCTTTCGCAATGTTCATCATCGTCTTTCCGTCTGGAAGACGCTGCCCGACTGGCCGACCTTCGTACCATGTCCAGTTGGTGCTTCCTCCGCAGTATTTTCGGTCAGCGACGGTTGTGCTGATTCTGCGAGCCAGCCGTGCCGCTTTGATTGCCGCTCCTACCTCTGCTGTCAGGTGTGAGTTGCCGCCTCTTTTGTCAATCGCCTTGCTGACCTCCAACGACTTAGGGAATCCCTGACCATAGACCCAGGCGATCATGTCGCGGACCTCGAACCCAGCGTCCTCGATGTTGACGGCCATCCGGTGCTGTGTGCGCGTGCCTGCGAAGGCCAACAGATGCGCCCCCGGTTTGAGAGCGGCCAGGATGGCGGACCAAAGCGCAACCTCTGGAACATCGTAGTCCCACACCTTGCCCATGAACGCCAACCCATAGGGCGGATCGGTGACACAACAGTCAAGGCCGGTTAGGTGGGGCAGGATTTCGGCGCTGTCCCCGTGGTATATGGTGATCCCGGCCTCGTCGTAATATGGTGTTGGTTTCATGCGTTATCCTTACGCAACCCAACAACCGGATGCAGGGGAGCCGAAGCGGCCCCCTGATCCGGGGGGTTGGACGGCAAAGCACCGCAGCACTTCGCGTGATAGTTAATGTATCCAGTGGATTCCATTTTATCTCTTTTCCTGATCTGCTTGTTGCAGACAGGACAAATCATGTCCGATGGCTTGGTGCTGCTGAATGGAATCCACTCGGCAATGATTCCGATTACCTCGACCTTCTTTGTTATCCTCACATGAAATAACGGCTTGTCCCTTCTAAGCCGCTCTGCCACATCCAGCGCCTCGCGCTTATTGGCGCACCATCTGTGCCCCGTGAAGACCGGGTAGCATTCACCTCTTTTTCCCCTAAATCCGATTCCTGTCTCCAGTTCTACAAGGTACTTTGTTGCTTGTTTTGGTTTCATTTGGTTTCTCCGGTAGAAGTGATGCCGTCCAACAACTCGTTAGACCGGAGCGGCTGCGCCGCCCGGTCAACTCTTGGGTTGGATGCTTGGCGTCGTTCGATGCTCAGCCCGCGATCAAGGATGGCGCGGCACTCGTCATCTGCCCACACCGCTTCCTGATCCATGTCTTTCAGGATAGGGATCAGGTCGCGGCCAGTCTCCAAGGACTGCCAAGCCAAGGCCATGCCGATCAGTCTGGACACGAAGGTACATGGCAAGGTGACAGCTTCGGTGTTGCCGCCCATCCTCGGGTCGAATCTCATCTTGCGGTTCAGTTTCTCTAGGTGCTTCATCGTCTATCTCCATCATCGTATCTCCGCAGTAATATCTCTGCCGTTTCCATACCTCCACGAAACACGCAGACGGCATAGCCAAAGAATAGTCCGGCAAGCCAGAACGGCATGCCGACAACATAGATGCAGACCCCGGCAAACTTCATTTTGTCCCTCCGTTCGATGGTTCGCATCCAACAACCGGATGCACCAGAGCGCCCGACGCGGGCGCCTGGTGATCCGTGGGGTTGGGCAGACGATTATTTCGCATTGGAATCATCCTCGCGGCATGCCTGGAAGTCTGATAGAAACAGCTTCCCGGTCTTTGTTTTTGCCAGGTAGACGTAGGCGCGGGTCATTTCATCCCAGCCCTCGGCCTGGTAGAGCGCCGCCCAGGCGTCGGACTCGTCCTTGCCGACGAAACAGCGGATTCCCACGGTGATTTGCCAGTCGCGCCAGTTGCGTCCGCGGTGGACCT